GGCCAGATTTCCAGCGGATGCACTTGTTATCCATCTGATACCAGTTGTAGCAGGTAAGAGGATGCAGTTACCGCCGTCGGAATCCCCACGGAATGTCCCTACTTGAGGATTTGACATTGTTGGAATCTGTCTCCAGTAAACTGGGCTATCAGATGTAACGTTACCGTCAGGAATTACCCAGATACGGCCTCGCGTTAGAACAGGAATTGCATCTCCTGGGATATATGGAGCAGCCCCTGCCGATCCTTGAGGCCCATAGAGATTCATTTTGTTCTGAATAAAGACAGAAATACCGTAAAAGACGTTGTCATTGTTATACGAATACGTCCATGTCGGTTGACCTGAACCACTTGTTGTCACGAATGACGCTGTTACAGGGAATCCTTGTTCTGCTTGAATATTGATTGTCGCAGTACCATCGAATGTGGCCGAGGCAATAAATGGCTGTGAAGCTATTAAAGCGGCAATTGCAGTCATGGTTGCAGTATTGCTTGTTGCATAAACAACAGGTGCAAGTGCGATACCATTAAGAGTAACGACTGTCGAGTTACCAGTTACAAGAGCTGTTGACTGGGTCACAGAAACCTGATCTTGGTGTGGTAATCTAACCTGAAGATCTTGGCCTATGATTTTAGCAACCCCAAGACCTGGCAAGATCGCGGGTTCAATAGTTGTGACTGGCGATAGAACGTTGTTAAATCCAATATCGTATAACTCCCCGGCAACGCCTGAAGTCATAAGAAAATTATAGGTTAATTGTGGCATAAATTATTTCCTCCCCATCCAAGCAGTTTTTTGTCTCTTAATCATCGCTTTACGAGATGCAAACTGATCTGCATTCGATTTTTCATCGTCTTCATCCATTTTTACTGATGATGGATTGGCAATTACTTTTGCGGCAGGCTGGTCTTCTATAGCCGCATCAAAACGGGCATTGATATAGGCAACAGATTTGCCCTGTAATTGGGCATTTGGCTGCATGTTCAAAATCAGACGTTTTTTAATTTCTAAATCGTCCATAGAGTCAAGACGCGAAATCGTTGCTTTATCTAAATATTTCTCTGATAGGCGAACCAGCTTAACGCGTTGATTCACCCTTTTGTTCACTTCCGCAGCATCAACCTTGCTGATGTGAGGGAGATCCTTAGGATAATGTTCATTTTTAGGGGACTCAACCACGTGATTCTCCAGGTTTGAGGGTTTCTCATAATCTTTTACATGTGACTGTAGACCATAATTGTCTTCAGGATCATGTTCTTCTTTACCTTCTGGGCCTATTTCATCTTCTTCTAATGGATGGTGAACGGCTTCAGGATCATGGTGATCCTTATCTCTCATGCTATCGCGTTCTGCCATCATCTTGTCGTGAGCATCTTTTAAAGCCATATGTTTGCTCATAAAGTCCTCATGTGACTTTTTGAACTCATGATGGTTATTCATCATTTTTTCAATAGCGGAGGCAGTGTCATCTTCTAACATGTACTCCTCAGCGTCTATTTTGATTTTTCTCAACTTCTTTTCAGCCACTTCGGCCTCCTCTTTTAAAATTTCAACTGCATCCTCTCCATCTAACGAAATTCGAGCTTCTGGGCCTGCGCGAGCTTGATCTACTAAAGCCAGGTGGTTGTATCGAATATTTCTTTGTCTGTAGTCGTAAGGTTCGCCATAGTAATGACCGACATCTGGAACTAAATCGACCGTATAACCTAGTGACAGTTCGTTTTTCTTTTTCGATGTGATTTTTTCGATTGCGTTCTTGTCAGTAATAACCATGTTTGCTATTATGTATGGCAGATCGTTCTCAACGAGTTCGCCAGTGTATCCGACAGCAAGACGTTTTGCGTTTGATGAGTCGACGAGGCGTTCAGGAGGATGACCATCAACAACAGGAATCATTTTCATGGATTCAAGACTGTCAGGAATTAAAACATCTTCTGGATGTCGAAGCTCCTTACGTATTGTTCCATCTGCGTTCTTGTATAAAAAAACACCGCATCGAGTAACGATGGCTTTACCTTTAATAAATCCTTCAGGAGTAATCTCATTCTCTCCTCGAAATAAGCCTTTGTCATATCTAGCGATGTTTTTTAGCGTCATACATCGTCCATTTTTTAATGTCGGAATTTTCTCTTTCTTCGTGGCGTTTTTTCAATCCGGGATATTTTTCGTAAACTTTCTCTTTGATAGCTTCCGGATTTTTTGCGAAATGAGCTCTTGCCAACGCATTTCTACCTCTAGCCATTGTATTAATCGGGAACGTTTTGTCTGGCCCTGCGAAATTGGAAAACTTAACGCCCGTATACTTTCCTGCATTCGATTCTCCAGGCTTTTCTCGTATTTCACTAATATTCTTAGCCATTATTCTATTAATCCTTCTATAACAGGTCTTGCGATGCATCGACAGTTCACGTCATTACCAGGATGTCCAGTAATTGGTGGAGGTTTGTCCCAACGAAACCTTTTGCCGTTATTATGTCGATGAGTTTGTCTCACCCTTTCGTCTTCAACTGTTTGCCAGATATATTCCTCAATCCCTATTTCCTGTTGCCTTAAGCGTGTAAGGCTTGAATTCAGTTTAGCTGTTTGATCTCTCGCGATTAACTTTGCTTTTCTATGAGAAATACCAAAGGATTTCTGAATCTTTTGGGTAATGTCGCTGTATCGCAAACCTTGCTGTAATCCTCGCTGAATATCACCTGAGACTCTTTCAAGTTCTTGATCTGGAATAGATGTAATGAGCTGAGTGTTTTGGTTTGCAAAAAGCTCAAGCTGATCGCCCAGCCAAGGCTCATGAAGAAAAATATCAATCCCGAAAACAGATTGTTGTAGCTTCTCAAACTGCTGTTTGTTAAATCTGGCAATTTCTGCACCGATAAGACCTGCATATGATACTGTATTATTTACTTTACTTTCTATAGCATCCCTTATGTAAAGGATCAACGAATTTAATCTGTCTAAATAATCATCCTGACGATCCATTGGCATTTTCATTTCAACTTCTGCAATCATCGAAGGAATTTCAGGGAAAAGATACTGCTTAATAAGGTCTTTGAGATCTTTAACTAAAGAATAAAGAGCTTTGTCATAAGACTTTTCAGCGTTTTTGGGGAAAAGCCATTTTGGAGGGATTTTAGCCTTCTTTTTAATATTGGCAAATTTTCGCTTTCTAACTTTTTCGAGGAATGCTTTATTCATGAAGTACCTACGTAGCAGCTGGGGCTGAACGGGGTAATCCTGTGCCCATATAGTCTGGGCCTTCCGAAACTGCTGGATCTTCCCTTTCTTTTTCTTGTTCAGCCGCTTCAAGCCAGTCTGGATCTTCTGCTATTCTTTTTCTTTGTTCGACATCAATTTGAGTGTTCATTGACCATTTGTTGCCGCCAAAACGCGAAATTGCTACTTCTTCAGGGGTAAGTACTCCTCGATCAATATAAATGGCATCAGTATTTGCTACTGCCTGCCTTGTAAGGGCATCTTGTTCTTCAGTGTTTTGCCATAATGGAACAAATTCAACCGACCATTCATCAGGCTCTATTCCATTAAAAGGGCCATCTTTTGAAATCATTATGTAACGAATAAGCTTTTCTAGGCAGCCTCTAAGCTTATGTTCCTGTTCTTGTTTGACAGCGTCATAAAAATTTCGGACATCATTTTCGCCAGTTGCATTTAAGCCAGCGGCACTTCTACCAAAAAGAAGAGAAACAGGAACTTTAGCTACCGCTGAAAGGTTAACCATGAATCTATCTAGTAGATCAGCAATACCAGTTACGTTTGTTGTATGTTTGGTAAAGCTTTCTTCAGCATCAAGAATGACGGTATTGGTAGTGGACTTTGTCATATTTAAAATATTTAATCGCTTATTGACCTGGTTGTCTCCACATTGAGAAGCCATGATTTGAGCAAGATTAGGAATGCCAAGGATAGTGGTTACGAAATCTTCCATCATAGTAGCTGTATGAGAAAAGGCTGTAGAATAGTTTCTTAGCTGCTCATAGATAGTCTGGACTAAAGGATCTCCCCATCCTTGATTGAAGTTTTGCCATCTAGGAGGTAGAATATTCCAATCCATACGCAATACACGCGAATAATGGACGAAAAAAACCGCTCCTGTCCTGTTATCGTTAACGGTATAGACGTTCGGGAAACCATAATTCGGTGAATTGAGATCGGATTCAAACGTTCCGTCCCTACTGTAGCATTGATATCTATCGAACACCCTAAGCCATTGAATATCGCGCAAAGTCCTCTCATCTACAGGTTGATCTAAAGGTAAGCCGTCAGCTATACCCATAATGCAAACTGCACCGCCGAACAGTCTGGCCCATTTAATTAAATTGCCCATTGCTTCAAAAATTTTCAGCTCTTGAAGCTTATGAACTATTTTACCGTCCGTATCGCCTTCAATTTCCCAGCCTTGTCGCAACATTTCTTGAGCAAAAATATCAATAATAAGTCTCAAAAGTCCATCAGAACGGTACATTTGATCCAGTTCTGATCTATTAAAAATATGGGTTAAACGAAAGAATCCGTTTTCCTTTTTATCTCTTCCGCATACGCCTAGCCCTGTCAAAACATTCATCCAGCCGTCTGAACGAAAATTATCGGCATTGACTTGTTTTACCTTATGCAGTAAGCTTTTTTGCTCCTGGACATAAGACAAAGGAATATAATCAATGACAT